CCCTGCCAGTATATGTAGCGATTGATCGCGCCGTCGGATCCCTCGACGTTCTGGACGACTTCGGACTCGTTCGCGCGCGTCGTGTAGTATACCAGATTTATGTCATAATACGCCACACTCGGCGCCTCGACGGTCACATGATCGGTGAGCGGCCGCACGTCGTCAGCGGAGCACGCCGCCAGCACGTCTGCCAGCACGTCCTCGCTCGGCAGTTCGCCGCCTGCACAGATCGGCACGATCTTGACGGTGCCCCGCATATCGCGGGTGATCTTGATCTTCACGGTCGTGGCGCTTGCAAGCGCCCCGCTCAGCTCCAGAGTGAGCAGATCGTCCGCATACGTCGCCGTGTAGTCCGTGCCGGCTGTTGCTGCTGTGCCGCCCGGCAGATACACCACCAGAGTGTCCGGCAGCAGCGTTTCGCCGCCCTTGAAGGCGTGCCCGCCGTACACCGGCAGCGTGCTGGTGATTTCCTCCCGATCTGAGAGCACCGCAGCGTCAGAGACGAGAGAGTTCGCAGAGAGCGCCCAATACTTGTAGGCTTTTGCGGGCCCCGCGGTGCTGAGCTTGTTCTCTGCCTCTCTGATCCTCTCGCGGTATGCGTCGTCGCTCTCGACGTCGCCGCCGCCTGCCGTTTCTGTGAGGTTCGTCACGGTGTCGATCAGAGCTGCCTCTGATATGTCAACAATGGTCGCGATCTCTCCGGGCGCGATCCCGTTGTATTCTGAGCCGCCCCGCTCCGCTGTTGCTGCCACGTCCACGCTCAGAGCGCCGGCATATAGCACGACGGTGTTGTCTGTTAGAAAATAGCGGTTAAAGTCGCTGCTCACGCGCAGCCCGGCCGGTATAACGATATTTGACGCCACCGCCGACGAAATGCCGAAGCGCAGCGTCGTGGTGGCATACGTCGGATCCAGCCGCTTGACGTCTCTGTTCTCGCCGAGAGCGTCGAGCACTTCGCCGCGTGCATAGCGGAGCATTTTCTGGCGGCAGGCGTCGTTCACGCTGTTGAAAACACTCACGATCACCGCGGCCAGAGCGTCGCCGAAGATCCGGCGCTCGTCGCCGGGGTACAGCGGCTCGGCTACGCCGTTTTCCAGCTGCTCCAGCACTTCGCTGACGATCTCGTCCGCGCTGGTAGTTATAAAATTGAGTTCGGCCATTTGTCGCTCTGCTCCTTTCGCTTGATGCTAACGGCGAGCCCGAAGTCTCCGTCCGCTGCGCCGTCTGTGTTTGCTGATATGTCCGTGATCTCGACGCGCGGCTCATACTTCGAGAGCAGCCACTCGGCGTCTGCCATTGCCTCGTCTGCTGCGTTCGGCTGATCTATGAGGGAGCCGTCGCGCCCTCTCACCCGGTCGTATGGTACCTCGCCGCGGACGATCCTCAGCAGATTGCCGGCGCACGTTTCCGGCGCCCCGTTTCCGCTTGCTTTCATGCTGCCGCCTCCCTTCACACGAGCGTAACCTCGTTCAAGTACACCCAGCTGCATATCCCGTTCGGGTACCCCAGCAGCACCTTGTCGCCGCTGATTTGGCTCACCTCATGGCTGCGATCCTTTACCCATTGCGGGATCGTCTGCCCGGTCGTGTATTTTGCGCCCGTCGGTTTCACGCGGCTGCCGACTTTGATTGTCTGCGTAGGTGCATTCGTCACGCCGTCGTTATTCTCTTTTTTGACTGCTTTGTCCTCGCCGTCTGCGCATACTGTGAGCGCTGACCAGTCCACCTTCACGCTGGACGTGTTCTGGTCGTACTCCTTAAACTCAAACGAGAGAGTCGCCAATCTCATGCGGCCGAGGTTGTCGAGCTTTACGTTCGAGACGGCGACTTTCCGCAGCTGGAGCATAGGCCCCAGCCGTTTGCCTCCCAGATAGAAATAATTCACCTTTGTGACGAGAGCCTGCCAGCTCTCGATCTCTGCGCGGACGTCCACGCCTGCTCCGGAGTGCAGCACCGTGGTGAACGAGAGCGGGAAAAGCTCGGTGCCTCTCTCGTTTGTCGTTTTCTTTTCCTCGGTGCTGGTGTTATTGTCTGCTGCCTGTTGGAAGGAAAACGCCATCCCCTCCAGAGCGAGCACCTTGTTTGAGCTCACCGTCCACGACTTTGAGCCCCACCGTGCCATTGTTGCCATACTGTCGCCCCCTTACGCCGGCCCGCCCGTGCGGCCGCTGCCGGGTTCTACGCCCCCGTGCGAGTGTGAAGCGAGCAGGACGCCGTTGTCGGTTATGGATCCGGCGCTGAGTGCCGGCAGATACGCGCCCCACTCTCCGTCGGCTCTGCCGAGCAGAAGGCCGGTGCCGTCGTCAAACTCCACATACACCACCGGGGTGCCTTTTTGCAGATTTCCCGACGCTCCGCGCAGGTGCCACGGGATCACGATCTTTGCCGTCGGCTTTGCGCCTGCCTCTGAGGGTACGACGCGGGCGGCGTTGTTTTCGATCGCTGCGATCTTGCCCTTGAAAATGTTTCCCATTTAGTACCCCTCCAGAATATCGCGGAAATAGAGCGTCGTCTTGTTTCCGACAAAATCGTGCCGCACCTTATACACAAAGACGGTACCGTTCCACGCGCTCGCCTTTTTCGTTTCCAGTTTCAGCAGGCTTGCCGCTGCATATCCGGGCAAAAGCGAGCGTGAGAAGCGCCCCGTCCGTCCGTACTTGTTCACGTTTCTGAGTAGCCCCTTTGCGAAGCGAGCCGCCTCACCGCTGCTGCTTACTTTGACGCCCTCCGGGCGCAGGATCGCGCTGCTGATAGCGCTCGGCGCCTTGAAGCTGCCGGAGCAGTCTCCACAGTTGATCTCGCACGAGCCAAAGCAGGCGGCCCGGTCGTCGTGGTACGAGAAGTGTCCGTTCTGATCCACCAGCAGGCTGCCCGCCGGTGCTTTGCTTTCCATGGCCGGCTCGCTGTATGCCAGCAGCCTGCCGTCGTATATAATCATTTGACAGCTTTCCAGCGCGCAGATCCGGGAGAACAGAGCGAAGTCTGTCTCCCTGTCCTGCACCATGTACGGGTACACCTGATCGGTGCAGCCGTATGTCTGGAATGCGAGGCCGTGAGCCGCTGCGATCTCTCGGCCGAGCTGGAAGAAGCGCACGCCCTCCCAGCTTTTCGATCGTTTCGTCTTGCCGCTCAGCGGCAGAGAGAGAGCCCGGATCGTGTAGAGTCCGTTCTCTGAGGTCATGGAGTGTATGAACATTTTCCCGGTGTCCGCTGCGCCCTCTTTCAGACGGATCACGGCACCCTCGGCCGGCTGCCATTTGCTCCACGCCCCTTTGGTGTCATTGAAGCGGATCACGAGGCCGTCGGCTTGCTTTTCTGCGAACATTTCGTGCGTGCAGTAGTTGACCGATACGTCCTTGTATATATCCACCCCATTGATAAAGAGGTTCACGAGTCGTCCCCCTCGTCTCCCCGGCGCCACGGCGGCAGAGTGTCCGGCAGCTCTGCGTCCTCGATGATCGGCAGCCGTAGCGGCACATTCGCCTCGAAGATCAGCACGTCGGCGTAGTCCGGGTTAAACTCAATGATATAGTGAGCGAGGGTTTCGGCGCCGTACATATCCAGCGCCAGAGCGTCGAAAGTGTCGCCCTCGCGCGTCGTGTATTCCTTGTAGCCTGTGACTCTACGCAAACTGCGCCACCTCCCGCATTTTTATAAATTCCTCCAGCCAGTCGAAAAACTCGGCCTCGTGCGCCCTCAGCTCTGCCATGAGATCCGGCTCGTCCTCTGCGCTGCCCGTGGTCTGGATCTGCGGAGCCCATGTGAGCCCGGAAAAGTCGTAATAAATCACGGTGCCGCCGGTATTTGCAAGGGTGCCGAGCGAGAAGTCGTCCAGCGTGAGAAGCTGACCGGCCTTTTGCAGCAGGCTGGTGTCTGGATCTGTTTCCGGCGCCGGCTGCTCTGTTCTGAGGATTGCCCGCAGAATTGACTCCAGCTTATCCCAGAGGACGGCCAGAGGCAGAACGGCCTCGGCTCCTGCCTCACCGCCTGCGAGCAGGTTGTTTCCGGCAGCTCCGAAGATCGTCGGCTCTGTTAAGATACCGCCCTTTTTGTACCAGCTGATCCCGAAGTGCGGGACGCTCGGCGGATCTATCGAAAACTTGCCAGAAATACTGATGTGCGGCAGTTTTAATCTCGGCAAACTCCACGAGAAGTTCATAGCATCTTTTATTGCGCTGATCGCATTGCTCACCGCTGTTTTTGCTGCGTTGATCTTGTTTGTGATTGAGGTCTGTATGCTGTTGAAAATGTTTTGCACGGTGCTGAGCGCCCCGTTCAACGTGCTGCTGATCGTACTCGTGACGCTGTTCCAGATGCTCGATGTCGTAGAGCTGACGGCGTTCCACGCGGAGCTCGTCTCGCTCTTGATCGCCCCGGTCACGCTGCTGACTGTACTCTGTGCCGCTTGGATCTTGCTGCCGATCGTGTTCTGGATAGAGCTCCAGAGGCTCGACGTTGTAGAGCTGACGGAGTTCCAGACGGAGCTCGCTGTGCTCTGGATCGTGCTGCTGGCCGTTGAAAATACCTGTTTTGCTGTATCAATCTTCGAGCCGATCGTGCTCTTGACGGTTTCCCACGCTGCCGAAGTTTTAGAGCTTACGGCGTCCCACGCGGAGCTCGCCACACTCTTGATCGTGCCGGTCACGTCGCTGATCTTCTGCTTTGCTGCGTCAATCTTCGAGCCGATCGTGCTCTTGATAGCCTCCCACGCCGCCGACGTCTTGGAGCTCACAAAGTCCCACGCAGCACCGATCGCACTCTTGACGACGTTCAATACGGCGTCGATCTTATCCTTTGCGGCTGTGATTTTATCGGAGATCGTGGCCTTGATAGTCTCCCACGCTGCCGACGTCTTGGAGCTCACAAAGTCCCACGCAGCGGACGCCACGCTCTTGATCGTGGTCGTCACGGCGCTGATTTTCTGCTTTGCCGCGTCGATCTTCGAGCTGATCGTGCTCTTGATAGTCTCCCACGCTGCCGACGTCTTGGAGCTTACAAAGTCCCACGCAGCAGACGCCACGCTCTTGATCGTGGTCGTCACGGCGTCGATCTTATCCTTTGCAGCTGTGATCTTGTCAGAGATCGTAGTCTTGATAGCCTCCCAGACTGTCGAAGCGGTCGAGCTGATCGCGTTCCACGCAGCGCTCGTCATGTTCTTGATCGCGGCCGTCACGGTGGTGACGATTGCCTTCGCCGCCTTCAGCTTTTTGGAGATCGTGGTCTTGATTTTGTCAACAAAGCCGGAGATTGCTCCGGTGATGTTCTCCCAGATCGCGATCACGGTGTCCTTGCAGTTCTCCCAGATAAACCTAAACGGCAGCGTTATGATCTGGAAGGCTGCGCTCAAAATTTCCTTAACGAGCATGACGCCAAACTGTACCACGTTCTTGATCTTCTCCCACGCCGCCGAGGCGATCGCTGTCAGAGAGTCCCACAGAGCCGTGAACGTCGTCCGGATCGGCTCGACGATCGTGTCATTAAACCACGCCGTCGCTGCGCTCCATACGCCGGAAACGGCAGCCCACGCGGTAGAGGCCGCGCTGCTTATGCTGTCACACATTCCAGAGAAGAAGTCGGCCACCGGCTGCACGATCGTGGAGTCAAACCACGCCGCCACCGGTCGCCAAATAGCCTTGACGGCCTCCCACGCGCCGGAAAATGCGTCCTTCATGAAGCTACCGACGGCTCCGAAAATAGATTTGAGCGAGTTCCAGAGAGTGCCGAAGAACGAGCCCCAGCTGGAGAAAACGCCCTTGATCGCGTCCCATGCCCCGGAGAAGTCTCCGCGGAGTACCGACTTGACGGCCGAGAAGATCCCGGCGATCGCGTCGAAAACGGTCTTGAAATACGAGGCGGCCACGTTCCAAACGGCTTTGATCACTTCCCACGCATTGCGGAAGAAGCTACCGAGAACAGATACCAGAGGATTAAACGCTCCCTTGATACCCTCCCAGACTGCTGCAAAGAACGGGACGGCGAAGTCCCACACGGCCTTGATCGCGCTCCAAAGCGCTGCGAAATACGGCTTTGCAAAGTCCCACGCTGTTTTGGCCAGCTCCCAGCCGGCCCTCAGAGCCTCACCGATCGAGCGGCCGATCTGCTGCATATCTGGCAGCACAGTTCCTTTGAAAAAGTCGGCGACTACCTCGGCTGCCGATTTGATCTTTTTCCACGCTGCGATCGCTGCCGGCGCGAAGGTTCCCGTCATAAACTCCGAGATCTTGCCCGCTGCGTCTGTGCTTACCTGCTTTATCGTTTCCCACGCCTCGCTCACGGGGCCGGGCGCATTGCTCCAAAGCTCGTCCCAGCTCGTGCCAAACCAGCCGAGGAAAACGTCGGCCACGCCTTTGAGCGTGTCGAGCACGGTCGAGAAGTAGCCGGTGATCAGATCCCAGTACCCGCCGAAAATCTCATTGACGCCGCTCCATACGCGATCCCAGTCGCCTGTGAACACGCCGGCGAAAACGTCGAAAAGCCCGGTCAGAATATCGAGAGCAGCGCCCAGCCACACGCTGATCGCTTGAAACGCTCCCTCGAAAACCGGCGCGAGCACTTCACAAAAACCGTCCCACACGGCTTTCAGTACCTCGGTTATGCTCGTAAACTCGAAGCCGAGCTCGTTCAATCTGTCCACGATACCTTGCCCGAAGGCGTCAAACTTCGACTTGATACCCTCCCAGATTGCCGTGATCTTGTTCCGAAATTCCTCGTTATTTCTCCATAGGTTCATAAAAGCGAGGGCGACGGCTGTTACGGCAGCGATCACGGCCAGTGCCGGCGCTGAAACGCCACCGAGCGCCGCAGATATTCCCTTTATTACGCCCTTTGCTTTAGTTATCAAATCCAACACAGATTTCCACTTTACCGCCACAATAGCGGCGCCTATACCGGCGATCACTACGCCGATTTCCGGTAAATGCGCCAGAGCCCACTCGACGGCGGGTTCTACTGAATTAGTCATGTAATCAACCGCACTTGATAGCGCGGGCTTTAATTTTTCATATATTTCAAGGCCTAAATTTGCAAAATGTTGTTTCATTATCGCGGTTTTGGTTGACAGAGTGTCTGCCATAATCTCGTAGGCCGATTGTGTTGCTCCGGTAGAGTCTGCCAAAGCTAATAAATTTTCGTTGAAGGTTTCAAGCCCTTGGTTTATGATTGCGTTAGACGCTTTGCCAGCCTCAGCGCTGCCCCACAAGTTCATCATTGCCGTGGAGTCTTCGTCAAGTGCCTCGTACACAATAGCCAAAACGTCGCTCAGAGAGCTGCCGTTCTCCATTAACTGAGTGAATGAGCTGCCAGTCTGTTGCTGAATGATCGCAGAAACATCGCTGCCGGTGTCGCCTAACTCTTTGAGCATAGACGACAAATAAGTGGTTGACTCTTGCGTGGAAATACCCGATTTTGTCAAGCTAATATAAGCAGACTCCAGATTTTTGAGGTCTACACCGTAGGCGCTACCGGTTGCAATGGCTTTACCCATTGCAGCCGATAACTCGTCGATTGTTGTTACACCTAAATTTTGGACGGTAATCAAACTATCGGCAATTTGCGTAGCGGTGCCTGCGCTGTCGCCGTAGCTGTTTATCGCCGTAGTGAGGACAGACAGAGCGCTGTCCGTGTCGGTAAAACCGGCTACCGCGAGTTTTGATGCCGTTTCCACCATTACAGCGGCGTCCTCTGCGCTTGTACCGGCAGAAATAGCATTGTATGCGGTGACGGCCAGTTCTGAGCTTGCTATACCGGTTTCATTTGATAGAGCCGTGAGAGAATCTTTCAGCGCGTCAATGTGCTGATGCCCGGAAATAGTTTCAAGCTGTGCAAAAGACGTTTCTGTCTCCGTTCCCAGTTCAATAACGGTTTGCGCCAGCTCCTTGATCCCGGAGATCGCGGCGCGGATCGCGTCGGCTGCGAGGTTTGCGAGCGTGGCCTTGAATACTGTAAAACCTTCCTCGGCCAGTTTTGCGGAGTCGTCCACCTGCTCCAGAGAGTTGTCGAGCTCGTCGGCTGCTCGCTCTGCGTCAGAGAGCCGCTGCCGGTTCTCGCTCAGCTCCGTGCTGAGTCGGTCGATCTGCTGCGCGAGCTGGCGGGGCTCGTCCGTGGTGTCACCTTCGGTGAGCTGGAGCGCGACGTATCTCTCTTTGAGCTGCTGGAGAGTGCTCTCTTGCTCCGATATTGTTCGCCGCAGTTTGTCGGACTCGGTTTCAGTCTTACCCATACCGCCGGCGAGCTTTTCAGCCGCTGACTGTGCCGCCTCCAGCTGATACCGGTTGCCGTCCAGCTCCTTGCTGAGTGTCTGAATCTGTTGTGCGAGCTGCTGAGCTTCCTCTGTTCCTTCCTTGCCGGACAGAACATAGTCAGCATAAGCCCGCTGCGCGGTTTTCAGCTCTGTTTCCTGCAATTTGATTGCAGCGGCCAGCTTTTCACCTGCACTCGCAGACTTTAACGTCTCAGAGCTCATTTTGTTCAAGTCTTGGATAGCTTTCTGGATTGCCGCTTGTAGAGACGGATCGAGCACGCCCGAAATTTCGATCTCTTGCGTCATTGTTTTGCCGCCTGCCACGCTCCATCACCTCCTTAGTGCCTGCCGTGTTTCTTCATAAATGGAGCCTTCGCCCGCTGCTGCGCCCGTTTCTGTTCTTCTGCCAGATCCTCGGCCGCCTCTGCGTACTCCAGTATAAAGTCGGTTATTCGCTTTTTTTGGAGATCGGCTTGGCTGGTGTGGTAGATCCTCCCGTAGTCTCGATAGGCTCGGCGGAGCCGCTTTCCTGTGAAGCCTCGTCCGAGCCGAGCATAAAACTCCGGCCGATTTTCATGATCTCCACGGTGTCGTGGCCCTTGATCCTTTCAAGGTCGCTCCAGTCGATCGCAGGGTTCACCGCGATAATAGCAGCATAGCCGAGGTAGAGGTGCAGGCCGAAGTCAAACTCCGCGGCCGGGCTGATCGACATACTCTGGCCGGCTGCCGCCTTCTTCTTGCTCTCT